TTCTTTGAAATCTGTTAGTATCTTTATAGGCATATTTACATCTACCGTTGAACACGTCTTAAGTTGTCTTATACCTTGTTTCCTATTTCTAGCTTCTTCCTTAATAGCCCTTAGTTGCGGGTTGGAGAAGGTGAAGAAAGAATCGTCAACCACTTCATCTTCGTTAGCATCCAAAATACATTGCAACACAGACTCAATCTGCGCTTCCAGCTCCAGTTGTTTCTCAGTCTTATTCACACTGATATCGAAAGATATTGTACCGAATAAACTATCAATTATATTAGTTATAAGTTGACCAGATGGGAATAAGGTAACGCTATCAATAAAATCATTATTTAAATCAGTTAAGTTATTATACCCAACATTTGGGATTATAGTTAATGTATTATTGGGAGGTCCGTTTTGGAAAAAGGTAAAATTCAATATGCCATTCCAATCATATTGGACTGTTTGGTCTTGTATCATATAATATAAAAACGTATTTAAATCAGTCGAGTTGGTTAGTGCCGCTACATCTTCATATAACAGACTACCAGCTTGGGTTTCTGGATTAGTTTTAAGTATATTGAAGAAATCTATGTTACTAACAGGTACATTGATTCCAGTTGTGGTCAACCAACTAGGTAATGATGGGTCGATACCACAGGCTACAAGACTTTTAAGTTCTACTTTAAGCGATTCTTTTATTACAGATTCAGCCTCTTCTGAAGCATAGGTCAATACATCAATTAGTAGTTCCCTAATTTCTTCAAACCCTACTAACGAAAAAATCAAATCCATCAAGAAATCCTGTGAATTTCCTTGATTGTTGATTGATGGAAATGAGTTATTTATCGATAATTTAGGGAAATCATCGGTTAGCGTTCTTAAGGCCGCTATGTTGCCAAAAATATCTTCTTTTTGTTTGACGATTGACATTAATCATTTTATTGCTCTTCTTGTTCTTTCATTCTGGTCTCAATCAGTCTACGGATTTCAGTGAAGTCTTGTGCTTTGATTTCGTTAGCGCTTTGATTACCTATGTTAACTGCCATATCACCAGCATGTTTTATGGTCTCATTTTGTAATTTAGCTACTTCTAATTTAAGTTTAACATTAGATGTTTTTTCTTTAATCAAGTCAGTTTTAGCTTTGGCTATCTTTGCGTGGTCATCAACATCTTCTGGTTGGGTGCTTGTAAAAAGCTCATTTATAGTTTTCTGCGCGTCTTTTATATTAGAACACGCTTCATTATAAACTTCTTGTAATACACCTTCCAATGAAGGTATGTTATTAACTTTTACTCTAGTTCTAGTAGGACGTGCCATGATCTTATGTTTTTATATAAATATGTCCAAATAGTTTTTTTTATTAATCACTGTCGATTTCTATAGTCTTTATCACATTATATAATACTTTATATCTTTTGAGGGCAAAGCGTATTTCTTTATTGTTCAACCCTGAGTGTGTACCGATTACTTCCAATATAGCTAGTTTATCGTGTTTATTACCGCCTCCCAATATGGGTGTAACTGAGTCCTTATTTTCCAATACATCGATTAGCGTGGTACCCAATATCTTTTCATTCTTATTCATTGGTGCGGTTACACCATCTTTAGCGTCATCCAGTTCTTTTTTTATTGCTTTAATAACACTATTGATGAGTTTTTCGTTATCGAACGAATCGTCTTCCATCACATACTGATATTCATCCAAAGTTTCGAGTTCTGTACTGACGTTATCAAAATCCTCATACTTCTTCAGCGATTTATCATCTTCGATGAGTTTAGCGATAAGATACCTTTTTATTATCGTACCATAGTATGAATAGGCTTTCTTATTTCTATCGGCTTCGAACTTATGTGCTTTGAGTATTAGGTTGTTTAATGCGTCCATATGCAACTCATCAAAGGATATCCCATCTCTATACAATTTATATCTTTTGATGATATATTCGACCATTTTATTCAACGGTTCCTTTAATTTACGATTATAAATTAACTCTCGCTGAAATGCGTGGTCGGTGGTGCCGCTCCATAACATGTTAACCCGTTCTGGATGTTTCTCCATTCTAGGGTCAGTGATATCTGGAATCATAATACCTTGACCCAAGAACTCGGCGACCGCTTGCTCTTCTTCAACTCCAAAATAATCATTAACTTTTTTTTTACGGTCTTTAATCACTTGCCCATAACTTATTTTTCATATGTTATAGCTCTTTGCTTGGTGAAGTAGAATTCTTTCTTAGCTTTATCCAACCACCACTTTGATTCAACTGGGTCCATTTCTTGACTATATGTATGGAATAGTGAGTTACTTCGCATATTCATATGTTTATATCCGAATCGAGGGATTGTCATAACTTTTGCATCATTATGAACCATTCTGAGTAGGAACTCATAAATGAATGTAAGTTTAATTGCTGATTTGAAACCACCGAATTCGTCAAACAATGATTTCTTGATTACCATTCCATCAATATTGAAATTCTGATACGCCAATAGTGCATTTGAATCTAGAAATCCCATTTCATCTGAGAATCTGTAAGCCCATACTGCTTCATTGGTTGTTCCGATAAATTGACCGTTACCATCAACGTCTGCGATAATTGGTAGGAAAATATCTACCTCTGGATATGCTTCCATATATTTTACGGCATTTTTGAACCAAATTTTAGCGTACTCATCATCATATTCCAACAATGATACGAACTCAGTTTTAGCTTCAGATACGCCTAAGTTGAATTGGGTGGAGAAATCAGTTTCACCTTCATTCTCCACAAGTCTTACAATTGATTTAATGGTTTCAAAGTCGTATCCTTTTAGGTATGTAAGCGTTTCACTTTTAGCTGGTGTTACGATAAGTACCTCATCTGGCATCACTGTCTGCTGTGCAACGCTCTGCATTGCAACTCCGAATAGTGATTTAGTTTCTTCTGTTAATTCGTGAATAGGTACGATTACGGTTATGTTACTTTTTTTCATATTTATATTATATTAAATTTCTTGTAATTCAGATTGTTTAACGGCTGTTTCAATCTCGTTAATTCTATCAGATAAAAGTTTACCATATACTTGTTCAATCTTTTCTTTCTGTTTAGCTTCAGTATATTTTCCTTTTGATTTCACCATTTCATCGAGGATTTCTTTTGGCTCATTATCTTCCAACCATAGTTTAATATATTGTCCGATAAGTTCTGGGATATTATGAGTTGTATTGGTCCAGATGCCATTATTGAGTAGCGACACCTCACCAGCCTCATCAGCCGTTTTCATCCATTCTGGCACGATATTAGGAATTTTACCGATAATAGGTGTTTCACATTCCATAGCTTCGACAGGGAACGTTCCGAATCCAGCCAAATCATCAACCCAAATGGCCAAGAAAGACTTACTAAGTTCTTCAGCGAACTGTTCTCTAGGTAGACCTCTGAGTTCTTTGAATGTAATCCATTTGTAAAGAGGGTATTGTAGGTAAAATGATTTTGTGAGTTTCACAGTATCGCTCTGATTTCTACATAATACCGAAACTACAGGTATCTTAGGTTTGCTACTGTTCTTGAAGTATTCAGGAATACTCACTGGCACAACATATGTCTTAGCATCTGGAAAATGGTTTCCGATATGTTCCGCTTGAGTTTCACTTGTTGTAATCACATCATAGAAACCATAATCTGTTGTCCATCTCTTACCAATTGGAAGAAGTTCAAACATATATTCTGGACTTTGACTCAATACGATTTTCTTACATGGGAAGGTTTTCACTTGTTCCATTACGGTTGCGAAGACTTCTGGGATGATAATAAAATCACTAGGTCTTACGCTTAGTTGCTGTGCTTCGACAGATACATGGCTCAAGTTAGCATATTCGAGTCCTAACCAATCAGAAACACCCATACCGTTCTCATCGCCATGCAACTTATAATCATTCTTCTCGTGTAAGATATGGGCCTTATAACCTAATTCAGTTAGAACCTTCACATGTTCATAGATGTTGGCGATACCAGCTGTAGGGTTTCCTTTGGTATCCAAC